TATTAGTGACAGGACGTACACTTTAGTACCCTAAAGTACCCTAGTCAAGTATTTCTTTGTATAGATCAATCATTTTTGTGTGTACATCTATTCTGTTGTCAAGTAATGCGTAAACACGTTTCTCAGCGTGGGAACCTTGGAGCTGAACTACGGTACATTTGTGGTCTTGACCTGATCTGTGTACCCGAGCGTTAGCTTGGGCGTAGGTTTCAAGGGAGCTTGTCGGTGCCCACCATACCACTGTGTTAGCCGCTGTTAAGGTAACTCCGTGTGCTGCTGACTGGGGTTGTATCACTAGTACCTTGGGGTCATCCATACTCTGGAACCGCTTGAAGATTTCTGTACGCTTGGCCGCAGGTACGTCTCCCCGTATTACTTCTGTGCTTATGCCATCCCCCCGCAGCTTACCCACTAGCAAGTCAATGGTGTGCTTGAACGGCACGAACACTAGAACTTTCTTACTAGACTCTTCTATAACTTCCATCAACACTTTATATCTAGGAGTTATGTCAAACTCTACCGCGTCTCCCTTATCGGTATAGACCGCCCCCGCAGATATCTGTAGTAGCTTGTTCATATTAACAGCAGCATTGGCAGCGGTAATTTGTTCCCCCGCAGCTTGCATTACCATCTTGTCTTTTAACTCTTTGTAATACTTCAACTGTTGACGTGTTAGGTTAACCTCGCGCTTCACGTATACCATTGGTGGTAGGTCTAAGCATTCTTCTTTGGTGAACCGTATGGCTGGCTGCAACACCCTATGCACTGTGTTGGTAGCATCTTCTTTTGGCACCCACTTAAAGTTAGTCACCTTGCGCATAACCTGATCCCGAAAGGAACCGAGAAACCTAGGTACAGCCGTAGGGTTAACTAATCGGGCTATTCCAAACGCGTCAACAGGACTCTGTGCGGCGGGGGTACCCGTCATCATCCACAACCAAGTACTAGGGCCAACTAACTTATTGAGTGTCTTCCATCGTTTGGTCTGGGGATTCTTGTAATGGGTAGCCTCGTCTACAATGATAAGGTCGAACCTCCCATTAGCTACTGCGTCGGCTACAATCTCTACTCCATCGTAGTTTATTATCACGTACTCTGCATCGCCCTCAATAACCTCTACCCGTTTCTTAGCAGCGCCGTAGGCCACGGCAACCTTGCGGTGCATAGCAAAATTAAATAGGTCATCTCGCCACGCGGAATCCATGATAGATAGGGGGCAGATAACTAAAACACGTCTTATAATACCTTGTGTTAGTAAGTAATCAGACGCCCAGATGGCACTAGCAGTCTTGCCTGTACCCTGCTCATTGAAGCAGAATGCTTTACGGTTAAGTGTTAGGAACGAAGAAGTAGTTTTTTGGTGGTCAAACGGTTTGTATCTACCTGTCCACTCGTACCTAGACTCTATGGGGGAAGGCACCTTGATGTTCATGTTCCTTAGAACTTGTGTCTCGTCCATCCCCCAGTTAACTAACACTTGGTTGTTAGGTAACTCCTTACTCTTGGGTATCACTGCTGTAACTCTTGCCGGGTTACGTAATGTCAGCAGCAATGCCTTGTTATCTATTATCTTCATATCTGTATGAACTCCGTTATTGGTATGTATATACACGTTTCCATGTCATAGCTATCGCCTCTATCCTGCCTTCCGCCTTGGCGTAGCTCGTACCCATCTTTCAGCACTACCGCAAACACGCCGTCAGTAAACTTTACAATCAGTAGGGGAATTACCTTGCTCTCCCTACTTACTCGCAATATGTTCCCCACCTTATTCGCGCTTATCATGTACGTAGGGTATTTATCCTTAGCATTAGTTCGGGTCTTGACTTCTACGTTTGCTATATGCTTCCCGTCCCGTAACAACAAGCCGTCTATGGGGGCGAAAGGTTCAGACTTCTCGTAGGTATACTTACCGTTAGACTCAAGATAATCTTTTATATACTGCTCGTTACTACGGTCAAACTCGCTCTCATACACAGGACGCATTTATTTCTCCGATGCCAAATAGCACGAAGTGGGTGTCCACATCATGCAAGAAAAAGTAAGCCCTGCTTCGCTCACAGATAGGGCTAGGTCTGCTTATGAAGGGAAGATGGATCCCCGAACTTCCTAGATTTTTGTGAGTAAAAAATCACGCTTTCACACGACACTCACGTTTTTTATAGACGCATCTAGGCAAGCGTCTTTTGGGGATTACTTCTTCTTCTTGTAGTTCCGACTTCTGTTAGCAGATCGACTCTCTACAGTAACGCCATCTGCATTACTGCCACCGTTAACCAAGGCTTTCTTGTGGCTAACATCTTTACCTTCACGTTTGTCTGCTTTGCCGTTCTTATTGGCGTCTCTACTTTCTTTGTCCATCTTACGTCTGGCACGCTGTCGCTCCATTCGGCGTTCAAACGTGTCGCTACCCACGGGGGCGTTAACTTGTTTCTTTCTATCTGACTTCTTCTTATAAGGCATTAGTGCCTCCCGTTATGTATACATTCCGTCACTATGCAGTGTCTCCTGCATAACCCACTTTGATGAGCGTTCCAAACATCTCTCTCAAATGCTTTTTCCATACGGCTGTAATCAGATAACCACTTAGCCCATAGCGTAGATTCTTCAGATTTTTCGTAATTGCCTGTTATCAGTTCCCCGCACACCACAAAAACTAACCCGCCTTTTACATGTTCTATTTCGGGGTAGTGTTTGAATACAGCGAGGGCCATTAGCTCTAACTGCCCTTTATCCGCATACCTAGTGTTCTTGCTTGTCTTGTAATCTATTATCCAAGCTGTCTTGGTATCTCTGTTCAGTATAACTAAATCCGCTATACCTCGCCACCAAACAGCATCGTCCCTAAAACCACACGGCTTCAAGTCCTCAGTAAGCCCCATCTCTAGCTCGCATATCTTCTCTCCTGCTTTGGCGTTCAAGGAATCTAAAACGTCTTTGCAGTAGCTGTACTTCTCAGGCAGCGGGGTGCCATCGCGTATATACTCTTCCGCCGCTAAGTGTACGGCAGTGCCGTACAGCATTGCTTCTGTCTCCGACTCCCTGTAGTTCTTTAACACCTTTAAGTGGTAGAACTTCTTGGGGCATTGCTCAAAAGATTTGATCTTAGAAAACGACCACGGGGCTATACTCATCGGTATGTATCCTCCACGTATAGGCCAACCTCTGCTAGTGCTCTTATAATAGGTTTTATGAAATCAACGTCTAGTAGCAACCTATTTGTATCAAAACCATTTTCCCCCCGCACTACCTGCTCTAAACAAATTACTAACTCCCCGTCTTCGTACTGCCCTAAATACACAGATACTTGCCCATCTTCTATGGAGTCGGGTATTCCCGGATTTAGCGGCCAGTCGATTATGTCACCCATACTATTCGCACTCCCCGTAAGATTTACCATTACCTGACTCACACGTTATAGGTAGACCTTCCGCCCATAGTGGAGTAGTACTCATACAATGTTCAATAAAAGCTGTTGCTTCTGCTAACTCGTCTGTAGGTACACAACATACCACAGAGTCATGCACTGTAAGTGCTACCTTGTATTTCTTAGCTATAGCTAACATCTGTTCCCCAATAATACACCTAGCAACGGCCTGACACACGTTTTCTGTGACTTTACCTCCATATATACGGTTGTAGCCGTTCCTAGTCTTGTAGCTGAACTCTAGTCCGCGCTCTCCCTGCTCGTACCTTAGGCCATCGTAACGCATGTTTAGGCCAGAGGGTAACCGTATCCACGCGTTACATACAGGCTTGCCCAGATGCTGTCCTCGCGTTGCCCCGTACTTGATTATACCGTTAGGCCCAAGGCTACCGGACTCTCCCCTAGACATATTTACTAACATGTTCTGTAGGTTACGCCATAGCGTACCAATCTTCCAATTAGTGTTTCTGTATATGCTAATGATTCTACGCGACTCCTCTAAACTTATAACCGTACCAAAAGATTGTAGCTGATCAGCAAACCTACCTGCGCCCATACCATAGCCACATCCTAGGATGGTGGTCTTACCTACAAAGCGCTGGTCTTTGGCTACCTTGTCTTCTGGTACACCATATATAGTAGAGGCCATCGTTATGTACACGTCTTTTTTAGCTGCAAATGCAGATACCAGTTCCTCTTGTTCAGCAAGCCACGCTAATACTCGGGCCTCAATCTGAGAAGAGTCGCAGTCAACCAACGTATACCCTTTAGGGGCAAGCATACTACTCTTTAACTTCTTACCGTTTACTCCCCGGCTCGGAAGGTTCTGTATGTTTATCTTATCGTCGCCTCCCCACCTACCTGTATGGGCAGCGTAGTACCGGATAGGCACGGGCATAAGGCCACGCTTGGCAATAGAGATAAACCTTTCAGTGCGGGACTCTTCCAACGAACCCTTAACCCCTAACCTAGACGCTACCAGCAGCCGCACTCTGGGGTCTTCGTGCTCCAGCAATGCTTGGAACTGCTCATCGGTCTTGGCAAAGGCTAACGTCTCCTTGCCAGTAGTCAGGCTGATCTTCATTGGCGGGGTAACACCTACTGCCCTAAGCAATTCGGCAAACTGGGGGTTACTCATCAACTCCTTCTTAGTTACACCAGAAGACGTTATCAAGTCCTCTTTCTCCTGCTTGGTATCTTTAAGGTGTTGCTTTAGTAGGGGTAAGTCTAACTCCAGTACGGGATCTACAAACATGCGTAGGGTACAGTCGATCAAGCGTAGCTCCTGCTTAGGGAAATCCTTACCCATGATATTGAACAGTTTATAAGTCAGCTCAACGTCGTTTATGCAGTAGTCCCCGTAGGTGCCTAAATCTTCTTCTGTGAAATCTTCTCGTCGCTTGCCAAGGGCGTCTTGTACTTCTGTACCTTTAGCCCCGATACCGTATCGGGTAGCAAGTGCCGCAAGAGATCCGCCGACCTCGACCCCATGTAGAGCGCGAGCAATACACAGAGTATCAGCCAGCAGGTAAGGGTGAACGTCAAACAGCCAACTAAGTATAGCGCCATCGAACATAGTGTTGTGGCATAAGAGTATAGTCTTACTCCAATCGAAGGATTGTAAATAGTCTTTGAGTTCTTCATGTGTTCCGCTGGCCCACTCTGTGGCTCCGTTGTTAACTTTTACCCCCACACCGATCACCTCAAAGCGAGGGTCACGTATGTAGGACTCTGTTGTCATCTTACGCAATGAAAAGTCTTTGTCATAATACGTTTCAAAGTCAATCGTTATTAGGTTCATGTCAACTCTCTGTTATAAGCAGTGCCCTAGGATAATCCCAAAAGGGTAGATTGCGTGTGTGATGACTGCCACTACCAATATCTCCATGTCAGCCACCATAACTACACCTCTACCTTAGATATTAACTTGTTTAAGTACCACTGGGCCTTGTGTAAGTCCTCCAATGGCTTGGCCTTTCGCTCGTAACGCCACAAGTATTTCATGCACGCTCCCTTGCAGTACCCCCTGAACGCCTCCGGTGTCATCGATGCTTCTATACCATCAATACACTCGACATCCCCTGCGGTGTAATGCTTGGGCGAATTCACCATGCTATCGACCGGCGGCTCCATGTCATACTTATCTACATAAGGTGCTACCGCAGGGAAGTCTCTTCTTAACCGCTCCCAATCCTCGGGTGTTGCTTTGTCAATGCTCATAATGTGTTTCCTCCTTCTCCGTTGTGATAAGAGTTAGCCCGTTCGCGAAACTTGAATAAAGCATTGTGCTCGGGGTACTCACTAACAAACTTCCTCGCGTAATGTGAAATCCAGCCATCATCTACCTTGAATTGCTTTTGTTTTTCTTCGAGCATAGTCTCCCACCTGATCCGGTGGAAAATGTTTTTGGCTGAGTAATACGACCTACGGCTTGCAACCTGTAGAGCGAACTTAACAAACAGGTCATATATATCTGGGTTTTTTTCATCGTGCAAATTAAAATTTTCTTGTGTCCATTTACCGTTCATAATGTGTTTCCTCTAGTAAGTGTTTGATAGCGTTCATGTTATCTTCATTAACCACAGCCTGAATACCACCAGCCTTGGCAATGTCATTGAGGTTCCTTTCCTGCAGTACAGTAGTCTTACCCTTACCTGCCTTGCACTCAATACCAAAGAACCTACCTTTGTAGCACCCTACTATATCTGGCACTCCACTCTTACCGTAGCCGCCTGTGGCTGGGAAGAAGTAGTAGCACCCTAGTGCTTTTAGCTGCTCGACTACCCTCTTCTTTACCTTACCCTCTGGGGTCATTGCCATCTAAAGGTCTCCCGTTTGTTTCAACCCGTGTCAGGTCGTAAGCCTTAACTGCCGCTAGGTCTTCGGGCTTGACCCAAAGGATAACCTTCTGCAACTTCAGCTGATAAAGCACCCTAGTGTCGGGCCTTACCTCTTTCGGGTTGAAAGCCTTGTTGTTCACGATCATCGACACAGCTCTTTGACTAGTGTTGTACTTCTTTGCTAGCTCAAACTGTCGGATGTTACTGTTTTGATACTCTTCTCGTATTAACTCCGCCGTTCTAAAGTTCATACTGTCCCTCCAATGTACATATCCAGCATTAGGTCTGTGACCTCCGTTAAGCGCACGGTAAGAGCACTAGCAGGAACCACCCCTAATAAGCGATTGGTATTGATCAGGGTCGCCAATACCCCAGCCTCTTCAATTAATGACTGCATTCTACTCATACTGTCCCTCCAATTTAAGTTTCTTGTCCCATAGCTGCCTTGCTAAGGCCATACGTGGCACGTGGTTCTCGAACATCTGCCGTGCATCGTTGACCATCGCACCCTTACTCTTAGCAATTCCAGCCTTAGCTAGATACTTCGCAGCCTTCAGCCTGTTTGCACTGATGTTTCCGCAGATCTGGCCGCAGTTCTTGTTAGCATTTGATCTGGCTTGGAACTCAGCACCGCAATTTTGACAGACTTTAATCAAAATACTCTTCCTCCGTTATTTCAGCGAAACATGCGTTACCCAAGACCCGCATACCTACGTTACTTACATACTGACCTATCTCACACATGCTCAGCACTGCGAGTTTGGCTACCAATTCTTCAGGCACCTCGCCCTCAACGTAAGTGTGTGGTACTGGAGTCCCTACCCAAGTGCCCAGTGAGTTGTAATCCCCATGTATCTCAGTACCATGGCCATTGGTCTGCACATGACAGGTTGATATAATAGTCTCCCCACTTGGCGTGGCGACAGCCTGTGCGAACAAGAAGTTCTTCCTTGCCTTCTTGAGTACTATTAGCTCATCGAACTTTGCGATTAGTGCAGCAACCTTACTGTTGAGGTCTGGCTCTGAGAACTGATGCCCCCGCATATTAAGCCACCGCATCTCGGCCATGATAGGGGACGTAGTCAGCTTGTCCATATGAAACCGCGTACCAAACACCGCTGTTGTTGTCTCCTCTACTTCTTTATCCAAAGCCCAGTACCTACCATTTATTTCATTAGATAGTTTCGGTAAGAATTCGGAAGCACACTCAGACACACTAAACCGCCTGAAGAAGCGACAGGCTAAACTAAGGGCTTTGGCTATGTTTTGAGTACTCTTCATGTTGTACCTATAGTCTGCCTCTAAATACCGCTCGTTGCTTACGTGCCTAGAGATCACCCCATACTTGTAGCGTTCGCTAGATGGTCTTTCATCTGTAAAATCCCCGTATAGGATTTGGCCCATACAAAAGGTGTCCCCTTCCACGTAGACAAACAAGTTTGAGCTGCTTGCCCCGTGTAAACCAAATTTAGTTCCCGTCATTTTTGAAGCCAGTGCTCTGGCAAACACCAACAGTTCAGCAGGGTGACGGACAAGAAGGGGATCAGTGACTTGGGGGTCAATGTCTACCTCAATCAATTCGCTAGTTAACTGGCCTTCTACGTGCATTACATATCTCCTGATTTAATGTGTATTACTGTGCCTGTATCGGGCACAGCTCTCTTGTTATCTAATATTGTCCATAGCACAGGGCAAGTCCAACTACCCCAGCTACCCGCTAGATACCCATCTGTTAACACAATACACGCTTGGGGGTTGATACCCTTCTTATCCATGTACTCTGAGACACAGTTGACATCTGTACCCCCACCACCTATGGGCTTGGTAGACTTAACTAACTGATCCAGTTCATGCGCGGCATATGACTCATCACCTGCTACCTCATGGCCCCAGTATAGTAAGCGCACACTATCGGGGTGTACCGCATCACATATAGCCTTGACCTCTGACAGGAAGGCAGTCAAGTCAGCCCGAGCTATAGAGCCTGACGTATCAATGGCTATGACTAGCTCACCCACCTGCTCACTCACACCTGATGGCATGTAGACACCCTGACTCATAAACCGGCGGTTAGGCCGTGCCCAAGTCGAGTAGTCATTCCCCGCACATGTCGTTGATATAAACTCGCGCAGTACCTCACGCCAATCAACCTGCGGCTGTAGTAGCTCCTCTAGGTCAAGGTCTTCCGTAGCACCTACCTTACTCGCAGTCATGGAACCCGCACGGATAGCAGCATCTACCTCACGACTTAACTCCCGCTGCTCCTCATCGGATAACGCTTGAGCACCTTCCCAATCATGCTCATCCATCCCACCTGAATCATCATCCTCATCCTCATCTTTGTCCTTGTGTATCAGGTTGAACACCTGCGCCGTACCCATATGCCGGTACTGCTCATCTAGTAACCCACCCTTGGGCATGATAGCGAAGCCATCGCACTTGTTATCGTCATAGATCTTGATGTTGTTGACGA